GTACCCCAGCGTGAGTCGTTTGATCCGTTGCCAACTGATTGCAGAACCAAGTTGGGCGTATTGGTGTTAGGAATGTTCCCCATGACTAACTCCTAATTGGGTAAGGGTCAAGAATAAATGATGTGTGCCACAATCCAGGTTCAGCTTGAAAATCGTGCATGATGGATTCTACAACCATGTTGGTACTAATTAGACCTTGTTGGTCAGGGTAAGAACCAGACGTGGATGAGTTAGGAGAGTTGCGCTTGAACGTAACCACGTCGCCAAACTGAGTGTTAAGTAGGGCGGTCATGTTGCCACCGTTGTTTGTTTCGCTACGTAGCTCGACGTTGCCAATACGAGGCAGCGGTGACTTAAACAAGTTACCGAGGAAGTTAGCCGTAGAGAGCGCAAGGTTTAGCGTTGTGTGTAGCGTTCCCGATTTAGTTAGGGTTGAGTAACCGTATCGAGGCTCATTGGATACGTTCTCGTAAATCTGTTCTGTGCCGGACTGTGGCGATACCTTAACCGTTGTCCATACGTCAACGTCATCTCGCAAGACTTGTAGCGATGGCCCAAAGTAGTGGTATGTCGAGGATGTGTCGTCAGTCCAAACGTGGTCGCTGGCTGGCGTGTAGCTGTTCGGATACCAAGTACCTGACGTTGCATTGAGTGACCATGACCAAGTGCCGTAATAGTTCTGGTTAAAGTAATTAAACGTGCCGTCTGGCTTCTGAAAGAACGAGCCAATGTCAGTGTCGCAAATCTGCAAGATGAGGTCGAGTGCAGTAGATCCGGTGACTGGCGAATCCCAGTAGTAAGGTTGCACTGGTACGAAACCGTTTGTTGACGTTCCGTTGACCCATGCTGAGCCGTTGTTGATGAAGTAAGTGTTTGAGTTAAGTACTATCTGACCACCAGAGATAGAACCAAATCCTGCAATGCAGAGAATCTCGGCAATTCTGTCGCCTGATAAGACGTTGTTTGCGGTAACAGGAAATCCCTTTGTAAGTAAAGTTCCAGCCGTGTATCGGTTAAGTACTTCTGTTGTTAGCGTTGCGTAGTTATTAGTGCTAACTACCAGTTCGTCAATAAGGCAAGGAGCTGAAAGAGTAACTCCAGAAGAACCCAACAATGCTCCGTTTTTACCGCCAATTACTAGGTTTGCTGTAACGGTTCCTGTAAAGGTGTTAAAACCAGTAAGACCTGTAATGCCAGACCCAACAACGCCATCACAATAAAGCGACAGAACATTAGAAGTGTTATTGATTAGTCCAACGTGATGCCAGTAACCATCGTTGATTGGGTTAGAACTTGTTGAAAGAACAGCGTTAGTTCCAGCGTTTTGCACCTGTAAATAACCAGAGGCAGAGACAGATACGTTTAGAACTGTTGCACCACCACCGGCGTTGACGGTAAATAAAGTTGTGCCAGCAAGTCCTTGTCCAAGAACCCAAAAGTCAATAGCGCCTTGATTGCTTGAATAACCATTAAATACAGCTGCGCCCGAATAAACATTTTGTCCGTTAGCAATGTCAAGGCATCCATCGTTGCTGTAAACCATTGCACCGTTAGGTGGGAAGGTGACAACTCCGTAACCAGCGTAACCACTGTTTGATGGGTTAATACTGTTTACAAGTTTTGCTGAATAAGCAGATCCAGTTCCAACAGAGTTACCTGCGGCCTGAGATAAACCAACAGTGAATTGCGAACTTGTAGGTGTACCTGTAACTGCTACTGGGTTGGTTGTTGTATTACCAATACCAGAACCGCTAAAGCCAGTAATAAAAACTAAGTCACCGTTTTGGAAGTTGTTTATTGCCTGATAGGTAACTGAACTACCAGTGCTAACTGCGCTGGTGCAGACTACCGAGGTAGGCGCTGTAAAGCGATACCAGTCAACTGCACTTGAGCTGTATGCGTACTGATTCCAGAAGTTAGTCGAGGCCATGTAACGAAGCGACAACAACTTGATGAGGTCGGTTGCTGTAATTGTCAGGTCAACATTTAACTGGTCGGTAATCTTTTCCTCAATGGTGTCAATGAGTCCGTAGAACACTGGGTAGGTTGTGCCGCTCCACGTCGCCGTAACCTTGATAGGCAGGCGAGGTTGAACCACATAACCTGAGCCGTTGACTGATCCGTTGAGGAAGAACCCATTACGGTTGCTGACCGTCATGTGCATAGTTCCAGCTTCAACGCGGTCAAGGAAGTGCTGACGACCTAACTTGGTTTGCAAGTCACGAACGTAAGGCGTAACGTCTGTCCAGGTCTGTGTAAGGCTTTGAATGTTTGTAGGATTAAACGCAATCTGCATCGACAGCGTAGGCAACGAGGCGAGCGTCATTGTGAACGCTTCCTAGTTGATGGTGCAGGTGGTTGAGTCTGTGCCCACTTAGCGAATAGGTTGCCCATCCAACGCACGTCTTTAGTCATCTGGTTGCGAACCTCTTTGGAAATTGCAGCGATGAAGGCAGGGTCTTTAGCAAGTTCTTGGGAAATGACTTTAAGGTCAATTTCAATTTCTATATTTTGATTATTAAAAATTGCCATTATCTTGTCACTTTAATTTTGACCGAGTAATTTCCTTTTTGATCTTGAGCAGCAAAATTGTTCAAAGCATTTATGTAATCTTGTTGGTTTTTATCAGTTTTAACCAATTTATCCAATGCTGCAGATTGTTGTTTGGTAATCCACAAATTGTCTACCATTTGCCATTGTGGTTGAGCCGTAGTTGTTGTTGTTGTTGTTGAAGGGGGTTTTGTAGGTGTTGGGCTTGAAGTTGACCCAGGTATTCCCCCACCTCCGGTAAAGAAATTATTTAAATCGGTAAGTGCTTTTTTCACAGGATCAACAATAAGATTTTTCAAACTAAATCCGATTGCTATGAACGCTGCTATTGCCGCACCTATTTCTGGTGCTGTAAGAATAACCTCGGTTCCAAAAGATTTAGCAAGTGCAATTCCAGCTCCAGCCATTTTTGTTGAAAGTGCTAATCCAAATGCTGCTAAAACAGCATCACTAGCAATACTGCTTACCAATGGATGTTTTTGAAGGTAAGCAGTAGTATTTGTTACCCAGTTTGCAACGTCTGAAATTGTTGGCAACAACAATAAACCAACACCTGTCAAAGCATTGGTTAATTGTGTCTTGATCTGAGCAATCTTAAAATTGAGTTGACTTTGAGTAATGCCAAATGCGGTATTCAAACTTTGTTGACTAGCACCTTGCAACGATGTATTTAGAGCCTGCAATGCAGGAAGTTGTTTGGCCAAAGCCGAGACAAGTCCTACTGACCCTGCACCGAATGTAGCCGTAACAAGTTTTTCTAACGGAACACCAGTTTTTTTAGATTGATCTTCTAGTGATTTAAGAACGTCAATAAGACCAGTTCCAGGAGTTCTGGCTTTTCTTGCCAACTCTTCAGAATTAAGACCAAGCGCTGCCATTGCTTTTGTAGAAGCCTTAGTTGGGTTTTCTACTTTGCCAAGACCAGTGGCCAGCGTAGCCATGCTTCGAGCGTTGGTATAACCAGCCTTAGAAGCAACGTCAGTAACCGCTGCGGCTTCTCCCAGGTTAATGCCGTAGGCTGCTAATGCGCCACCAACTCGGCCTTTAAGAAGAGAAACCAAATTGTCTAGTGATCCAATGTGATTCTGGTTTGCCTTAACAAGTGTTGCTGTTACTTGTGCAACACTTTCACCTTTGGTAACTTGCAACGCTTGAGCTGCAACGATTGTGGTTGCTATTGAAGCAACGTCGCCACCTGTGATTGCTGCGGCTTTAGCAGCGTTGTCAACAAGGTTGTAAGCATCCTTGCCTCTGATACCAGCCTTTTCAACTTGCAAAAATGCATTGGCAATTAGGTCAGACGAAATGGCTGTTTGATTAGAAACGTTAAGAATGACACCTTTTAGGTAGTCAATTTCAGAAGCAGATGCACCGGCTTGGTTTTGAATTTTGTCAAGTGCTTCGGTGTATTTAAGCGCTTTGTCAACACCGTAAGCAACCATAGCGACACCAACGGCTGCAACGGCTGTTGTTGCTTTGGAACCAAAAGCGGTCATCTTTTCGGCAGTAGTCATAGACTCTTTGCCAAACATAGCCATTTTGCCTTGAGCCTCGGTCATCTTGGCCATGTATTCTTTGGTGTCAGCTATAAGCGTGGCAATTACAGG